TGTCAACGCTTAAGGTCGATACGATTACAAAGGCAGACGGTACTGGAAGCCTCAGTGTACCTGCTGAAACTGGAACTGTAGTCACTACAGCATCCCCTTCATTGGGTCGCAGGAACCTCATCATCAATGGTGCGATGCAGGTGGCACAGCGTGGGACTAGTTTTACGGGCTACAACATTTACACATTAGACAGATGGCGTACTAGCGTAGATGTTGTACCTACACAAACAATATCGCAAGAACAGCAAACAGACGGTACGTATGTCCTTTTAGTTAATATGACTAACGGTGGAATTTCACAAGTTCAGCAACGAATAGAAAGAGGTTGTAACATTCTTTCTGGTAAACAAGTTACCTTCTCTTATGATATTTGGGGAAGCGGAAATATAGATGTTATAGCAGGGGATAACGCTTCGGGTGCTAATATACATAGTGAAAGTATTACTGTTCCTAGCACCCGAACTAGACAGTCTGTTACATTTACTGTGCCGACACAAACATCTGCTACTGATAATATGCTCCGTGTTGGTTTTGGATGTAGGCCAACTACTAATGTTCGTATTACAAATGTCCAACTCGAAGTCGGCAGCGTAGCCACCCCATTTGAACACCGCAGCTACGGTGAAGAACTGGCGTTGTGTCAGCGGTATTACTTAAAAACGCAACTAGATGCTTATACCAATCATGGAATATCAGTTTGTGGATCTACTACGGATGCAAGAGCGGCGTATTTGTTTAATACACGAATGAGATCGTCCCCATCATTTAGTTATAGTGGATCATTTGCTTTGCGTGGGGCTGGCTCAACTATTTCAGTTTCTTCAATTTCCCTGAATACTTCAGACCCTTCTTCTGCCGCATTGGAAATGGCGGCTTCTGGATTGACCGCCGGCCAAGCAATCCGTTTTTACAATAACAATGATGCAACAGCTTATCTAGCCTTTGATGCGGAGCTATAGCCATGAACGAAATGAATATTGCATCTGCACAATATAAGCAGAACGAAGATGAAATCAACTCCAGCATCACCGCAGTCATTGACGGTGTAACCATGAGCGTTCCACTAGACCCTGCTAACCGCCACTACGCTGAAATCCTGCGTCAGGTTGAGGCAGGTACGCTGGTGATTGCTGAGGCTGAGTGATGGCCATTTATGTCGAATTAGACGCTTCTGCCGTTGGCGGCGAAGAATACTGGTACGGCGGGTACGCAGAAGGCGATCCGGTACTGGGCGCTCTTGCGGTATCTGCAAACAGCGGACAGACGGCTATTGCGGCATACCGAGTACAAAGCACAGGATATTTGACGGCGGCATCTTCTGATGTGGATTGCGCCCCTGTGGCGGTTAGGCCGACTGGCGCTTTGTCCGTCGGAACGGTTACGACATTCTTTGGCGGAAACTACATTTCTGCAACCGGGATTATTCCATTCCCAAGTTCTGTGGGTTATACCTTCTCGCAGGCAATCAGAACCGCGGGGTATCGCTCATTAGCGGCTGGAACAGGCATAGTCAATGGCCGCAAAAAATGGGAAACTGTGGACGAATCTTCCGACATTTGGACTGAGGTGACTTACTAATGGCTGATACCACAACCACAAATTATGGCTTCACGAAACCAGAGGTCGGTGCATCTCAGGATTCATGGGGTACAAAACTAAACGGCAACTGGGACGACGTTGACGCGGATCTGAAGGATCTTGAGGATACCAAGGCCGAAAAAGCGACCACGATTAGTGCCGGAACCGGCCTTACTGGCGGCGGTGATTTGTCTGCAAATCGCACCGTTACCCTTGCAGACACAGCAGTAACGCCGGGAACTTACGCTCCTGCAAATGTTACCGTTGACCAGCAGGGCCGAATCACTGCTGCGTCTACGGCGACGATTAACAACGCCAACTGGTCAGGCGCACAGCTTGCCGTAATCAATGGTGGGACTGGGGCTGCAAGTGCAGCAGCGGCTTTGTTGAACTTTGGCCTTACCGCCACTGCGGCAGAATTGAATCTTCTTGATGGGATTACAGCAATTCTTGATGAAGACAACATGGCCAGCAACAGCGCAACGGCTCTTGCCACACAGCAAAGCATTAAGGCTTATGTTGATGGCAAGGTTTCTGTCACGGCTGGCGCTTCGCTTTCTGCATCAAGTGGATCAGATTTCAGCATAACCACAGGATCAAGCGGAAAGGCATTAATTGTTGGGTTTGGCAACAGATACGCAACATACGCAAACTTCGGGACATCGACTTTGCAGCTTAGAAAAGCAAATTCTTCTGTAGCTTCTGCATCAGGAAGCACTATGGAGCTTGAAAGTCGAGGATCTGATACAACAATCATTATTCCGTATGTGTTTAGCGGAAGCGCAAACACAACATATTCTGATTTTGATTTGTATTGGTCTAGCGCAACCGGAACGCAAAGAACGCTTGGTTATTTTTATATCGGCTTCTAAAAGGGAAACGATATGTCCCTAATCCCGCTCGCTCTCCCTCCCGGCGTCTATCGAAACGGTACGGAATATCAGCAGTCTAATCGCTGGAGAGATGCTTCCCTTGTTCGCTGGCGTGATGGGTCTTTGCGCCCAATTGGCGGGTGGCGTACTCGTATTGCAACTGCCTTTAATGCTGCCCCAAGAGCAATGCTGACTTGGGAAGATTTCTCAAGCGACCTTCACATTGCAGCAGGCACTTACAACAAACTGTATGCGGTAAGCGAATCCAACATTATTTACGACATTACGCCTTCTGGCCTGACGGCAGGAACGCTGGATGCCGAAATTGTTATTGGTTACGGCGGCGGATTTTATGGTGACAGCTACTACGGCACTCCGCGTGTAAATAACACAGGTTATGGCGAAGCCACCACTTGGAGCCTTGATAACTGGGGCGAATACCTTGTGGCCTGTTCTGTGGCTGATGGCAAGCTGTACGAATGGGATCTAAATGTGGCCAATATCGCCACCCAGATCACCAATGCACCTGTGGATAACCTTGCGCTTCTGGTAACAGAAGAACGCTTCCTGTTTGCGCTTGGTGCTGGCGGCAATCCACGAAAGATTGCGTGGTGCGACCGCGAGGACAACACCACATGGACGCCTGCTGCGACCAATGAGGCTGGCGATATTCAGTTGCAGACTTCCGGCGAAATCATGGCTGGAATCCGCGTACAGGGCCGAGCATTCATCCTGACGGATCTTGACGCTCACATTGCTAACTATGTCGGCCCTCCGTATGTGTACGGCTTTGAGCGCGTTGGCAACCATTGTGGGCTTATCGCAAGAAATGCTGCAGCGGCGGTAGATGAAGGCGTTTTCTGGATGGGAAGCGACGGATTCTTCATGTTCAACGGCTCTACCGTATCCAAGATGCCGTGTGATGTTGCTGACTTTATTTTTGACGACATCAACTTTGTTCAGCGTTCAAAAATCTATGCGCTAGTAAATTCTGAGTTTGGTGAAATCTGGTGGTTTTATCCGGATGAAGCATCTAACGAAAATAGCAAGTATGTTTCCTACAACTACAAGGAAAACTTCTGGATGCTTGGCGAGCTGTGCCGGACTGCTGGCGTAGACGCTGGCGTGTTTTCCTATCCGATGGCTTCCTGTTCTTCAGGAAACCTTTTTGAACATGAAGTTGGCCTAAACACAGACGGACGCGCAATTTATGCAGAAACCGGCCCGATCAGTCTTGGGAATGGCGATCAGGTTATGGCTGTAAGCAGCCTGATTCCGGATGAAATCAATCAGGGCGATGTGGAAGTAACCTTCAAGACTAGATTTCACCCGAACGACACCGAGCGCAGCTATGGGCCGTACCAAATGGCAAACCCAACATCTGTGCGCTTTACTGGTCGCCAAATTCGGATGCGTATTGAAGGCGCAAAACTAGCCGCTTGGCGAGCAGGCACAATGCGTATTGATGCCGTTCCTAGAGGGAAGCGATGAGCATTCAGAATCGGCCACCTCCAGTTACAGGCTTTGATTGGAAGCCTTGGGCGGAGCGTCTGGTTGATTACCTGTCGCGCATTCAAACCAAACTGATGCAGCAAACCGGGCGCGAAACTGCATCTGACGATGGCTTGTTGATGTGGGATCGCTCCATTCAGCATCCTGTGGTGTCTGTAGATGGGGTCTGGGTTCCGCTGGGTTATGGCGCGAATGAGCCAGATCAGGGCTACGGATATGGGCTTTTCTACAATACGATTGATCACACGCACAGCGTTGTCGACACCCCGGATGAAATTACTTGGGACTCGACCGCATATTCCAAAAACATCTCGGTTGACGGAACTTACACTAGCCGAATTGTGTTTTCGCAGGCCGGAAAGTACATGGTCAATTTCACGGCACAGCTAAATTCGTCCTCTGCAAGCGCCAAGACATTCTGGTTCTGGCCGCGAATTAACGGTACGGATATTCCCGGCTCGACCATGCGGATTACCTTGCACGATAACAATGAAGCCAAAACCGTCGCTCGTGGTGGCATTTTTGAGGTGAACGCCGGCGATTATTTGGAGGCCATGTGGGCCGTGGATGATTTGAATACTGTGCTGAAATCCTATGCCGCAGAGACTTTCTGTCCTGCGGTTCCGTCTGTAACGCTACTGGTTAAGAATGTCTGATGGGTCAGGTGTCGATACTTGATGAACTGATGCGCTGTAGGAAATGGATCGAGGATGCTTTGGAATATTCTGAAGGGACCCACATTTTTGACGATATTGTGGCTGCTGTTTTGACTGGAAGAATGCAGCTTTGGCCGGGGCCAAGAGGCTGCGCAGTTACGGAAGTTGTGACGTATCCGCGCAAAAAAACGCTGCATGTTTTTTTGCTTGGCGGAAAGTTGGATCAGATTTTAGATTTTGAAGAATCTATGGCAGAATTTGGCCGTGTAAATGGTTGTTCTGCAATGACTGGAGCAGGCCGTCCCGGATGGGAACGGGTGATGAAAGGAACAGATCATGGCTGGGAAAGATCATTTGTCGTGATCGAGCGGCCAATTTAAGGAGATAGCTATGAGCCGTTTTGGACAATTTCACGAAATTCCAGATTTGCCGGAACGCGCATTCTGCGAAAACAAATACGAATTTACATTAGAAGGCGGCGGAAAGGGTGGCTCTCAGAGCAGCCAAGTCGAAATCCCGGAATGGGCGCAGGAAGCGACCCGCCAGAATCTTGCTGCAGCGCAGCGCGCGGCAGAAGTTGGCTACATGCCGTATTATGGCCCGCAGGTTGCCGCGTTTAATCCAAACCAGCTTGCAGCCATGCAATCCAACATTGGCGCAGCAGAAGCATTTGGCTTGATTCCGCAGGGAAGCTTGACCGCAGCCCAAGGCATGCCAACTCCGACCACCTATGCTGGCGGATTCCAAGGCTATGGCTCTGGCGATATTTACGATCAGGCTTTGGCTGAATTGCAGGCGCGTCGCCCAGAGCAATACGCGGCCTATCAAAACATCTTTGGGTAAGGGGAATCGCTATGGCAGGCGCAGCAGGTGGCGGGACCATCCCGAATGTAAATCAGGCAGCTGCACAGGGCATTTACGGCTCTGGTCTTGGCGCATTTGGCGAAATGGGCTATACGCCCGGTCAAATTGGCACGCTTGCCGGGACAAATCTGGCTCCGTATCAGAATCCATATACCAGTCAGGTTATTGGCCAGACCACAATGGATTTAGAGCGCCAACGGCAAATAATGCAAAATCAAATTGGAGCCGAGGCAACTCGCGCAGGCGCATTTGGCGGATCTCGCGAAGCGATTCAGCGAGCGGCTACAAATGAAGCGTTTATGCGCAATCTTGCACAGACAGCAGCCCCACTGCGCCAAGCAGGCTTTCAGCAGGCGCAGACGGCTGCACAGCAAGATATTCAGAATCGACTGGCACAAGAGGGTCTTGGCTTTCAGGGTCAGCAAGCTCGCCTTGCGGCAGGCTCTCAGTTGGCAAACATTGCCAATCTGGGCTTTGGTATGGGCCAGACCGCAACGAAAAATCTGGCGCAGCAGGGCGCTCTCCAGCAGGCTCTGCAGCAACAACTGTACGACGCTGCTGCCGCTCAATATGCGGGCTACCAAGGCGCTCCTGCACAGGGTATGGGGTATCTCACTTCTGCGCTCAGTTCGTCTCCGATTCCGCAGAGCCAGACCAGCAGCAGTTCTCCGGGCCTGTTTGACATCGCCACGACTGCTGGCATGGGTTATCTGGGATATTTGGCGCTAGGATCAGACGAAAAACTGAAAAAAGAAATTAAGTTTGTTCGCAAGCTTAAAAACGGCATTGAAGTGTTTAAGTGGAAGTGGAATGAGACCGCCAAGAAACTTGGTCTTGACCATCCAAAAACGGAAGGTGTTATTGCACAAAAATTGCTTAAAACGCATCCAGATGCTGTTGTTATGGGTGATGATGGGTATTACCGCGTGAATTACGCTCATCCGGCACTTGAAGGAGTCTAATATGCCTCTCTTGCAGATGATGCCGCAGCAGCAATCAGGCATGGATCCGCAGCAACTGATGCAGTTGATTGGGATGATGGCAGCGGCAGGCGGCGGCGCTCCGGGCGCAGGAGCCACCCCTCCTCCGTCAATGGAAGGAATGATGCCTCCGTCTGGAATGATGCCGACTCCGCAGGGCGCGAGCATGGTTCCGCCAACGGCTCCTCCGGCCTTGGGCGGGATGATGCCGCAAACCCAGAATCTTGGTCTTGCTGCTGGCCCTAGCAGTCCGGCAAGCCCTAGCGCATCCTTGATGCCGCCTGCTTATAACCGTCCAGCCCCGCCTCCTGCGCCAATGTCGCCGCAGCAGGTTAATGATCAAATGCGGGCACAGGAAATGGCCTTGCAGGCTCAAGACGATGCCTTGCAGGCAGGAAGTCCGCTTGGCAAAAAACCTGATTATCAGAAAGCCGCAGGACTGCTTAGCCAGATGAATCAGCAAATGAGCGGAGAAGAGCAAATGCCGGCAATGAGTCCGCTGTCTCGTGGAACTCCGACTCAAGTGCAGGCTGCGGCATCTCCACTGGTAAATTCTGGTGGCGGATACCGTGAAATGCTGATGAAATTGGCGCAGGGCCGTTATGGCTAATGTTGATGTTGGTTTGCCAGTCCCGCTAGGGAATTATTCTTATTTGCCGCCAGTACAGACTGGCGTAAATGATGCTGTTGAGGAAAAAGCGATGAATCCATTACTCGGATGGTTGGCAGGCCAAGGAATTGATCTTGTTGCTGAAAAAACCGGCGTCAAGGATGTTTTCCGCGAACGTGGCGCGGGCCTTCTTGATTTGGTCGGCTTGGGCAAAGTGCAGGCTTCTGATGTTCAAAATAACACCCCGGTTCAGACAGGCTTTCAGCCGACAACTAGCGTCGTTGCTCAAGATGTAGTCGGCACGCCAATTCCAGAAACAATCCCAAACCCAAGCTACGTTCCAGATTCTGCAATCCCGATGGAAGGCCGTCGTTTGCCGACTGGCGGACAAACCTTAATTCGTCAAGACTGGCAGGGTCCGGGTCGTGGCGTAGCGCCGGGCGGCGCGCTTCCTGATGGAACAATTCCAGCCAATATGGATGGCGAAATGCAATCTCAGGTTCAGGCTCGCGTTATGCGTGACGCACAAAAGCTGGCCAATATGGGATTGACCACCCCGCAGCAAGTTGCAGCAGCCGCTGCCAAAGAATCAAACACAGCAGAAAAGGACAATACGCCTCCGCCAGAAGGCGGCGTACTTAGCACTCTTGGCGATTATTTCAAGAGCGAAGAGGCTATGTCCTATCTGGTGATGGGATTGAATTCTTTGCGCTCAAGACCGGATCAGGGGATTGCTCAAACTTTAGGCAAGCGTATTGAAACGCTTCGCGGCAATCGTCAGGCAAACCGCACTGCTGAGGTTTTGCTTCAGCGTGGGATCATTACCGCAGATCAAGCTGAAATGATTCGCATGGGCCTTACTGAGCAGGCATTTGGCACTGACAAATTCAGTCGTATTCTGGAGATGATGAAGACCCCAGAAGGCATGGCCAAGCTTCAGCAGCTTAAAGAAATAGGCGCTCTTGGCGCTCCTACCGTTCAAATTGGTGGCGAGCAGCAAACTGAACTTGACAAAATGCTTGGCAAAAAGCTAGGCGAAAAGGTTTCTGCTGATTTTGACGCTGGTACTCAGGCGCGTCAGGCGCTTGATTCGCTGGATACTCTTATGGGCCTTAGCGAAGGCTTGGATACAGCCACCTCAATTCCTCCGGCATTGCGTGGGCTTGTTCCAGAAGGTGTTAGCGATCCACTTGATGCCTATCGTGGCGTAATGACAAATGTTGCAAAATCGCTCCGAATCAAGGGCGAAGGCACAATGTCTGACCGTGATATTGATCTTTTGATCCGTCAGGCTGGTCCTGCAACCTCAAATTTGCAGGCTCGTCGGATCATGCAGCAGACTTTGAAGAACAAGGCTCAAATCAACCTTGAACTTTCAAAACTTGCAAATCAATTTTTGCTCGGAAATATGAGTAGAGAACAATATCTTGAGCAGGTGAATGTATTAAATAATACTCCCGCCATGAACGAAGAAATGAGAAGATACATTTCTGCACTTGGCGGCGACCAAAAGCCAGCAGGCGGACAAGTTAAAGTTATTTCTGTAACCGAGTAAGCGACATGCCTCAAGCAAAAGTTGAACTGCCAAACGGTCAGGTTGCCACGCTGGAAGTGCCGGCTGGCATGAGCAATTCTGAAATTCAGAATGCCGTTCAGCAGATGTATGACGAAGGCCGTATTGGACAGAAAGAATACGGCGTAGGCGAAGGCATTGTTGGCGGTCTTGAAGCAATGGGTTCTGTCGCTTCTGGTCTTCTTGCTGAACCTGTTGCAGGTCTTACCGGGCTTGCTCAGATGGGATTTGGCGGAGGCGGCGCAGAAGCCGGGGCAGAAGCAATCCAGCGTACTCGTGAGGCCTTGACATACCAACCACGCACCCCTGCTGGCCGTACTGGTCTTCGCAACATTGGCGAGGCTGTTGCTCCAATCATTGATCCATGGGTTCAGTTTGCCGAGGGACTTGGCGAAAAGACGCTTGAAGCTACCGGAAGTCCAGAACTTGCCACGGCTGCCAGAACCGCTCCAGATGCACTGCTTGCGCTGACTGGCCTTAAAGGGCTTCAGTCTGCCCGTGGTGGCGTTCGATTGCTAGATGAAGCCGGAAACCCGACGATTGATCTTCGTCGCGTTCTGGAGCAACAGGGACTTACCTACGAGGCTTTGACACCAGAAGCCCGCGCAGCAATTCCAGAAACCTTGCCTGCCAATGTTGTTCCGGGCGGCGAAAGATCTCGCCTTGGCTCGGAAATCACCAAGGAAGAACTTACTGCTGGCGGAAAGCAGGCTGGATTGGCCCCACTTACCCTGCAAGAGCGCACGTTTGGCGGGGAAAGGGTAGTAAAAGACCCCTACGCGCAGGAAGTAATTAAACAGGGCATGGACCCCGGCTATGTGCAGGCTATCAAAATGGCCAATCCTGAGACCAAATCAAAAATGTCTCAGATGCTTGGGGTTATGCGCTCCGTGAAGGCCAATCGCGCACAGGCAATGCGTCCATCGGATGTTTCTGGCTCTGTTGTGGTTGATCGCCTTCGCATGTTGGATCAGTCAGTTTCTGATGCCACCAAGCAACTTAATCAAATTGCTGAAAAGTCATTCAAAGGCCAGCGTATTGACACAACGCCTGTGAATAACAAATTGAATGAGATTTTCGATAATTATGGAATTCGCCCGACCTACGAGCCGGGTTCCAGTAAGCCAATTCTGGATAAATCAGCGTTCCGTGATTCTGACTTGCGCATGGATCCATCTGCCCAGCGCAACCTGAAGCAGGTTATTGAAGTAATGAGCGAAGGCGGAGTTCCTGACGCATATCGCCTGCATCAGTTAAAGCGCATGATTGACGGCCAGATCAACTGGGGCCGCACTCCGCGTGGATCAATTTCAGACGCAACTCAAACCATTTTGCGCGACATTCGTGGGTCTTTGAATAACACCCTGCGCGAAGCAAATCCACGATATGCCGAAGTAAATGACAGAATCAGTCAATCATTGAATTTGTTTGATGATTTTCAGTCTGCAATTGGTCAAAAGATCGACATTTTTGGTCGCACTACACAGACGGAAGGCGCTGGCGTAGGGCAAAATCTTCGCCGCTTGTTTGGCAATACCGTTGGCCGCGCTGGGCTTGAAGATGCGTTAAATCGCCTTGACACGCTATACAAGCAGGCGGGCGGCACGGGCAAAGAAAGCGTGTACGAACTGGCAATGTTCGCCAATGCGCTTGACGACCAATTTGGCGCTGTTGCAAAAACATCGTTCCGTGGCGATATTGAAGCAGCAGTAAAACAAGGTCAGCAGGCACAAAGAACCGTTCAGCAAGGCCCAGCAGCTACAGCATGGCAAGCAGGCGCAGAAAAGGTTGGCGAAGCTGTACAAAAGATGCGCGGCATCAACGAAGAAAACGCATTTAATGCCATTGAAGAATTATTGCGCCGGAGATACTAATGAAGCCAGAACGTATGGATGAATCCCAGATCGAAGGCATCGTACAGAATGCTGTACAGGATGCTGTTGACTTCATCGAATCCGAGATTGCAGACGACCGAATTAAAGCCCAGCGTTATTTTGACGGCGAAGTAGATATTGGCGAAGAGGAAGGCCGCTCCAAGGTTGTCGCTACCAAGGTGCGCGATACCGTACGCAACATTAAGCCGAGCCTGATGCGCGTATTTTTGAACACCGATAAGCCGGTCGAATATGTCCCGCGCGGCCCTGAAGACGTAGCAGCAGCCCAGCAGGCTACCCAGTACATGCACTGGGCGTTCAACGAACTTGGCGGGTATCGCATCCTGAATGATGCGTTCCACGACGCGCTGGTGAAGAAGGTTGGCGTCCTGAAAACCTACTGGGATACCTACACCGATGTTGAGACTTACACATATTCCAACATTACGGAACCTGAATACTTAGCCATCGTCAATGAAGACGATATTGACGTAATCGAACATTCTGTTGAGCAGTCGATGGAAGTCGATGAATTTGGCATGCAGGTTGAGGCCCCGATGCACAGCCTGAAGGTCAACCGCAAGTGCGAACTCGGCAAACTGATGGTCGAATCTGTGCCGCCTGAAGAATTCATGGTGGACCGCAACGCCAAGTCCATTGATGACGCCTATGTGGTGGCGCACCGCACCGAGATGCGCGTATCCGACTTGGTAAATATGGGCTTCGATTTTGAAGAAGTCTCCAATCTGGACGGCATTGGCTCCTCAGATACCTACTCAGAAGCGGAAGATTTTGAGCGTCGTGGTTATCAGCAGGAAGAGGAAGAGTCCACGATGGATCTTTCCATGAAGCTAGTGGCCGTGACCGAGGCGTACATGAAAATGGACATCGAAGGCACAGGCGTTGCCCAGATGTACAAGTTCATCCTTGGCGGTTCGTCCTACAAGCTGCTGGACTACGAACCATGGGGTGATTTGCCGTTTGCAATCTTCGAGATCGACCCGGAGCCGCACGCTTTCTTTGGCCGCTCTATTCCGGACCTCATCATGGAAGATCAGGACGCCTCTACTGCGATGCTGCGTGGCGTACTCGACAATGTGGCCCTGACCAACAATCCGCGTATCGGGTTTGTGGAAGGTCAGGTCAATGTAGACGACCTGCTGAATAACGAAATCGGCGGTTTGATCCGCATGAAAACAGCAGGTGCCATCCAAGAGGTTTCTGTGCCGTTTGTGGCGGCTCAAACGCTCACGGCTATCCAGTACATGGATCAGGCGATTGAAGGCAAGACAGGCGTTTCTAGGGCCGCTATGGGGCTTGATCCAGACGCCCTGCAAAATACCACCGCTACGGCTGCTCAATTGACGGCACAGGGCGGTGCAGCGCAGATCGAGGTGATGGCCCGTAATCTGGCTGAAGGCGGTATGCGCCGCCTGTTCAAGCTGATGCTGAACTTGTACGTCGAGAACTCCCCGGAACCGCAACTGATGCGGATGAACGGCAATTTCGTCCCGGTCGATCCTCGCGTATGGAATACCGCAATGGACGTGACCGTAAATGTTGGTCTCGGCACTGGCAAAGAAGATCAGAAGGCTGCCGCTTACCAGCAGGCTCTTGGCCTCCAGATGCAGATTTGGCAGGCATATGGCCCGACCAATGGCCTTGTGTCCATGACTACGATTCGCAATACGCTGGCGGATATGCTGGCTTTGGCTGGAATCCGGAATACGGATCGTTATTTCAATCCGATGGATCCGCAGACCGAGCAGATGCTTGTACAGCAGGCTCAACAAGCCGCTGCACAGCGCCCAGACCCGCAGATGGCTCTGGCGCAGGCACAGGTGGAAGCAGAAAAGGTCAAGGCTCAGGCCAATGCACAGATTGGCATGATCAAGGCTCAGATCGACGCCCAGAAGGCAATCGCTACCGACGACCGCGAACGCGACAAGATGGATCAGGATCTGATTCTGTCTGCCGCCAAGCTGCTTGGCGATTACGGCAAGGCCGTGGACGTAGAACGAATCAAGGGCATGCAGCGTGAGCCGCGTTACCCAGAAGCAACCCCAACTGAAGCCGTGCAGCAAGGAGGACAATTCTGACCATCAAAGACAAGGCCGCTTCAATCAAGCGGCTAATGGCCGACGATACTTATCAGGCCGTTATGGAATCCGTGAAAGTGGCCCAAATGGCGACTTTTTTGGATGCGAAATCCTCCTCGGAGGCTCGCGAAGAAGCGCACCAGATTATCCGGGCGCTAAACAAGATCGAAGACTACATCAACACCGTATTGACGGACGAGAAAATCTTTGATAAAACAAACACATAAAGGAGAACAGCACCGTGGAAACCACGACTGAAACCCAAACATTTGATGGTAGTATTGACTCAGCCGTAGGGCTGATTACGGAGCCAGAAGCTCCTGAAGAATTGGAAGAGGCGTCTGAAGAACCGGAGGTGGAAGCCGACCCGGAAGAGGCAGACGAATCTGAAGAAGATGACGCCGAGATCGACGACGGCGAGGCAGAAGAAGTCGAAGAGGACGAGTACGAAGACTCTGACGATGCCGGTCAAGAGCAGCTTCAAAAGTTCAAAGTCAAAGTTGATGGCGAAGAACTGGAAGTGACGCTAGATGACCTCAAGCAAGGGTACAGTGGTCAAAAGTACGTCCAGAAAGGGATGCAGGAAGCTGCGACTGCCCGGAAACAGGCAGAAGAAGTGTACTCAGCCCTTTTGGCTGAACGGCAGCAACTAGCCAACTTGTATCAGCAGATGCAGAGCGGCGCGATTGCAGCACCGCCCAGCCCACCGACGAAGGAACTCTTCGACCAAGATCCGATTGGATACATGGAACAGAAGATGGCCTACGACGAGGCGAAGGCAAAGTACGACGAGCAGAACACTCAGATGCAGCAGGTAATGCAGCAGCAGAGTGAAGCCCAAGCAAGGGCGATGCAAGCGTATGTGCAGCAGGAGATGCAGGCTCTCAAAGCTGTGATACCGGAATTTGGTGACGCCTCAAAGGCAACCAAGATCCGCGAAAATTTGGTTCGTGGCGGGAACGAATACTACGGCTACACGCCAGAGGAAATCGGGAACGTGATGGATCATCGGGCGGTTATGGTTTTGAAGGATGCGGTGGCATACCGCAATCTGATGGCCGGCAAGGACAAGGCAGCCAAGAAGGTTGCAGGAGCCAAGCCAGTCGTAAAACCGGGCGCTAAAAAGGTTGGTGACGGCAAGAAGACCATTCAGCAGCGGCGTAAGGCCAAATTGGGTCAGTCAGGACGTATCGAAGATGCGCTCAGTCTGATCTTGAACCAGTAATCTTTAATTGAGGAAATAGTCATGGCACAGCCTACTAATACTTTTGACAGCTATGATGCTGTTGGCATCCGCGAGGATCTCGAAAACGTAATCTACGACATCTCTCCGGAAGAAACCCCGTTCTACACCAAGTGTAAGAAGCTGAAAGCTACCAACACTTACCACGAATGGCAGACCGACGCACTGCGTG